TGGTTCATAATAGTCCAAAGTGTCCCCAGTTCGCGGTTCATCTTATTCAATAACACTTTACCATCGGTTTCGTTAGAAAGAACAACCGTGTACTTATTATCCGTCTGACCAAGAACGTGAATATGCATCTTACAAGAATATATATATCTGCGTTTTTTATTCTTTATTATATATAATTATTCTTTATTCAATTTTTACAAAAGAAATGGATATTATAACATTTTTAAAGCGTTATAATATTCACCTGTTATCTCTAATATTCCAATAGTAATTGCTTTTCTAGTCTACGAGAACCCCGAAATTTTAATATATCCGGACATTTATTAGTAGTTGGAAATTCGTCATACCCATATATATCCTGTAATAAGAGCCATTCGAACATTCCCCCCATATAAACATAAACGTATTTTACACCCAAACCTACTAATTGCTCTTGTTTTTTCAACACACTTTCGTCGCTACAATTACTTCCGTATATTATAATGGGTATATCCGGAGCACGATAATTCGTTATTTGTTCATTTATTGCCGTTTCTTCCTTATCACACGCCAATGTTCCACGAATAAGCACGTCTTGATTATTGGCGGAAAGGGTATTTATTAAAATAAAATCACGAGTATTTGATAACGCATATTTCACATCTTCGAACCCTATATATTTTGTTTTGGTTTCTGTGGTTCCCGTTAAAAAAGAGAACATATTATAAATAACTATTATCTATCGGTTTTTAATCTTTATGTAATTGTATAGCATAAAAATATATAAAAAATTATTATTATTATTATTATTACCACTATTATGAATAATAATCTACCTTTTTACTTATGTAAACGAGATTTTATGGTTGATTCCGCTGAGATTACATTGATACATAATTATTTTACAGGTGCTAAGCACATTTATATAAACAATACTCTTGAAAAAGTTATACCCCCACATTTCTTTGAATGCACGAATAAACATTCATTGAACATTAATGGTAAAAGTTACGAATTGGTTGTGAAACCCCGATGGTTTGGTCCATTCGATTACGAATTCAATAGTAAAGAATATGGAACGGGACTTTTGGACGAAGCCCTTTTATAAAAATTGAAAATTTTATTAATATATATTATATATATCATAACTCCTTTTGTTAGAATGAATTTGAACGATTTTCGTAACTTTGTGGGAAAAATTGGGACGTTCACATATCGTAATGAACTCATTCGAATCCGTATCGATCTTGTTGAACGAGTTGGTGGTAATCTATGGCTCAGTTATGCCTTTATGAGCCATCAGCATATGTCCCCTATGATATACGGATGTCATTTGAATCGGGCGAATTGTTGCTTGGATGATACTTACAGAGGATGGTTTTCTGAAGAAATACGAAATAGTTTTCGTCCCCTTTGTAATCCGCAGCAGGATTAGTAGCGATTTACGTGTTTTGTTTGAATATATTAGTATATTGGATTTACTAATATATTTTTTTTTGTTAGCTTAATTTTGCTTTTGCTGTTGTCTCTGCTTTTTTCGTTGTTCGTATGCCTTGCGTCCTCCGTAAGCGAACCTGCGTCTGGATTTATTATGGGTTTGCTGCTTACGCTTTAATGTTTTCGATTTTTGACCTCCTCCGCGTTCGTTATTCGACCCAAGCTTATTAATATCGTTTTTTAAGTCAGCGGGAAGAACTCGGTCTTGTGGTGGTAGTTCAACACCATTTGCGTCAAGCAAAATCTTCTGATGTACTGACCTGTTATCAGGTGGGTCTCTTACTGATGATTTTGCTGTCGACTGTGACCCTTTCTGTGTGGGGTCTTTGTCGTTTTCTGAGACTATACTCGAGACTATACTCGAGACTCCATTCCCCGAAACATCCTTTGTATCTTCACCTGCTGCTGGTGCTGATGTTGTTGTTGGTGATGTTGTTGTTGGTGATGATGATTTTGTTGATGTTGATGTTGTTGCTGGTGCTGGTGCTGGTGCTGGTGCTGGTGCTGGTGCTGGTGCTAGTGCTGCTGCTGCTCCTTCCGCTGCTGCTTCTTTTTCTGCTGCTTCTGTGCCTTTAGCGATCGTTTCAAATACTGCTTTATAAACTGTATCTAAAAAATCTTTTTTGTATGTATATGGATCTTCTAAATTTTCTAGTTTCTTCATTATATCATTCAAACCTTTAGTAATCCCATCTTTTTCTTTAGTAATCCCTTTTGTTTCATCTTTACCACCACATTTTATCAAATATTTGACTAATTGTTTTATTCCCGCTTCTTGCTCTTTCGGTTTAAATTCCATCATAATATCATACATCATTGTATAAGGTGTGAAATATTGGGTGTCCTCCCCCTCTCCCTCCTGCGTCGATGTTGAGTTATTAGGTACTACAATTTTATAATTGATTGTTTCATCATCCCCCTCTTTTTTCAAAACGTGTGTTCCATTTCCGTCAAGTAATAATTCTAAGTCGGTATCATTATCGATTTTCTCTTTAAAATTGTCAAGTTCATCTTTTTTAAAACGAATACTTTTTTCAATTAAAACACGTATAAGATTTAATCGTTTCATTGCCGTTTGTAAATTTGCATTATTATTTTCACCTTTAAACCTCATTGCAAAATCATCGTAGTTGAATGAAACATCCGCAGGGAGAGCATTATAAATACTAACACTATCATTAACATCATTAACAACCAGTTTTAAATGATTGTTTTCGGCTTTAGGTGGGGTATTGGCTGTAGATGAGGTAGATTGGGTATTGGCTGTAGATGAGGTAGGTGGGTTAGATTTTCCTTTTAATAAGCCAAAATTATATCCTCCCTCCATACGAGTTTCCATTTCGTCATTCTTATATTCAGACATTACGAATTAATATATATTAGTCACATAAAAAAAGATGCCAAATTTCCAGTAAATCACAAGGAATACGAATCAAAATTGGGTCGCGGTCCATACGAGAAATCCAGAATTCATAAGTCCCGTTATGTATTCTAAATCCAATACAAAATTCAATACCCACCTTCTCGAAGACAAATGGTTCACTATATCGTAAAGGTTTCAAAGTATTTTTATCTAAAACTACCATCATATGAAAATAACTACGAGGTTTCGTATCTTCGCTAAAATGGACGACACCGACCAATTCGTCTGACCCAAACTCAATAAAAGGCGTCGAACCCTTCATATGTTGAAATTCGTGCACTTCACAAGTTTCCTTATATGATTGGACGATTTTCAACCAAGGGTTTTTATCAGGTTCTCTAAATATTTCACCTATTTCCAAAGGCGCCCATTTATAAATGAACATTTCGCGATCCAATCCATCGGGGTCTGGAACAGGGACCCAATTCTTTTCACACCAAGTATCCGTAGGAGGTTCTACGATTTGTGAATTCGAATAATTTTTGGTTTCGTAATTATATTCCCCTATAATCATACGATTTCCATTCGTATTATGGTAACCTACCGTGGTGGCGATATATTTCAGACGTCCGATGTGTTCGTAAAGGCGAATGTCTTCAATACCACGCGAATATAGGTCGTATTTCGGGAGTTTGATGGTTTCCGTCATTTCGTCATAGTTGGAGGGAACCAAAACGCCCGAAGCATCATAAACAAGTTCGGAAGCGATGTTTTTGGTCCGTATGATATTCGTGCCGTCGTAAAACATATATCCCCCGTTATCGTAATACCAATAGTTGACATAGCGTGTATTCAGAAGATGTTTACCTCGATAATATAAATAGGATGCCGAACCGGGATTATAACCATCAATGTGAGGATACTTGTATAAACATTTTTTAATGCCATTTAAAGAAGACAAATTCATAGTATAGTTAGAAGGTGAAATTGCACGTATAATGGAGTCATCGTGGTCGGCTTTATAATATTCTGGATGCCAATCGCTATTGACTTCCAACCACGCCCAGAAATTAACCTCCCATACCAGTTTCTTATAGGTTTGGATAAATTTCGGATATTCCGACATATATATGCGATGGAATGTTCGAATGGATTCGGCATCACCCAAGAAAAACCCCCCACAGAAGCGCCAGTGTATACAATCCGTTACGTGGCCGTAGTGAATATTATTATATTGGGTCCAACAACCGGGAATGAGAAAACACGAGGGTTTCCAAGTATGGTATTGAGCGTCCTTCAAAAAGCGTAACGACCTGGTTTTATCTTTGAAGACGTGGGTAAGGTTGAAATCAACCCAGGAAAAATGCGATGTATTCCAAGGGTTCTCCTGGACGGTGTGGTTCATAAACTCGGATTTGGAATTAATAACGTACATATAGTTAGGAATATCTTTCGTAGCATTACGTATATCGGGTAACGCAAAATTATGTTTTTGTGTTTCTTTATAAAACCATAAATCAGTAATATTGAGAACTTTCATAATCCGGAGATTATCATATGTGTCGCAAATGGGGCGAATTCGAGGTTCCAATGTGGGACATACATAAAGACAAATATGAATACCTGTATCAAGAAGTTCACGAAAACGTTCAATACGCCAATCAATAGTTTTATTAGCATCATAATCGGTATTATAAATATAAAAAAAACTGGAAACGAAAGTGACGTTCATTATTGATATACATCATAAAAACTATTTTATATTATTAAATCATCGAATTATAAAAATTGAACTTTAAATAAACGCTATCTTATGAGATAAAAACTATCACAATGTCTTCATCCATTACTCGTGTGCTCGTATTCGATACAGAAACGAATGGTTTGTTACCGAAACGTGATCCGGTGACAAAACTTCCCCTTATCAATGAGTATCCGTATATTCTACAACTGAGTTTTATCGTGTATAATTTGAAAACTCGGGAAATAGAACAAACTTTTAATAATTATATCAAAGTGAATGAGGATGTGAATATTAATGAAAAAATTACAGAAATTACCGGTATCACAAAGGAAATGTGTGAAAAAAAGGGTATTCCGACGGTAAATGCGTTGTATGAATTCTACCATGCGTATATGTCTTGTGACCGAATTATAGCCCATAATCTGAATTTCGATAAAAATATGATAGAGTTGGAAATATTGAGAAACCACAACACTATGAGAACTATTCCTGATTGCGCCTTTTTATTCAATGAAATGTTTAATAGTATAAATAACATTGATACATACTGTTCGATGCAGAAAACACGCAACTTTTGTAAGATTATGATAAATGGGAAATATGGACCTTATACCAAGGCACCGCGTCTCTGTGAACTGCACCAAAAATTATTTGGGTTCGTGCCCGAAAATCTACATGACGCGATGGTTGATACTATGACGTGTTTAAAGTGTTATTTGAAGTTCGAACACGACATAACGATGGATACTGTGGTGGATGATTACTTGAAATCGGGTGTTAAATATGATAATTATATGTAATTATATATGGAAAATGGTAAGTAGATATTAGGTAATATACAAACACTTTTTTATTCGTTAATTCCTGAATTCTGACTTATTTTCTCAATTACTTTACTTATTGTGGTTTCTTGAGGAACACTTGGTAATATGTTACGATGTATCGAAAGACATTTTTGAGTAAAATCTGATTCAATATCCTTGTATTCTTCTTGGTTCTCCTGCTTTTCTTTCATTAAACATTCAAAACCTTTTCTGGATACTTCTCTAATCCCTTTTTTCAATGTATCCTGAGAACCTTCTTTATCCCATTCATTATTTTCTTTAATATAGAGTGTTTTCCGTTTTTTGTCGGTGCAATGAATGGGTCTTTTATGAGTTCCTAGATCACGTAGGTTCTCTATAAACAATTTAGAAACTCCATTGACATAACCAACTTCGGCCTGGTATTCCAAGTCTTCGAATGATACTTTCATGTTTTCTATGAATTCAGAAAAGTTGATTGCATCTTTACAATCCTCATTTAAAAATACTTGTAAATTGAAATGATTATTATTCGTAGTGTTATTCGTAGTATTACCAATTTTGGGAATCGTTTCATTCAGCATAGTAATGAGTTCTTTATTTTGTGCTAATAAATCGAGAATTAATTGGTCTTTATTGGTATTTGTTTCATTAGTATTTTGTATGAATACATTTTTAGGTTCCAATAAATAAGAACATTTCTTTTTATGTTTCCATAATCCAGA